ACATATGTTGCTACAGTCGATTGTTCAGAAGGTGTAGGTCAAGATTACTCAACAATCTCAGTATTTGATGTTACTGAGATGCCCTATAGGCAAGTTGCTAAATATAGAAACAATCAAATTTCACCGTTATTGTATCCCACACACATTTATAATGTTGCAACGAGGTACAATAATGCATATGTATTGATTGAAACGAACAATATTGGTCAACAAGTTGTTGATATTTTACACTATGATTTGGAGTACGAAAATATATTCCGTCTTGAACATCATAGTATTAAAGGACAGTCAATATCAGCAGGTTTTAAAAGATCAGTTTCATTTGGTCTTAAAACAACAAAATCGGTGAAAAAAATTGGTTGTGCCAACTTGAAGACCTTAGTTGAAAACGACAAGTTAATTATCGAAGATTTTGATACAATTTCAGAATTGAATACCTTTGTGAGAGTCAGGGATTCGTATGAGGCAGAAGAAGGTAACAATGATGACATTGTTATGACATTGGTATTTTTCTCATGGTTGGTTGCACAAAGTTTCTTTAAAGAGAATACAAATTCTGATATTCGTCAGCGTTTGATGGAAGAACACAATTTAAGTCTGGAAGAAGAAATTGCACCCGTTGGTGTATTCGATGACGGAAGGCAAGAAGAGAAATATCAGGATGGTGATGACTTATGGACAGTTCAGGAACGAGGGTATTTTCCGTCAACTTTCTAAAATCATAAATAATAAACAATATGAGTGACTATCTAAGTTCTAGAAATATATAAAGGAGAACACAATATGGCATTTCAATTATCACCAGGAATTAATATTTCCGAGGTAGATTTGACGACCGTTGTACCGTCGGTCGCAACTACGGTTGGTGGTTTTGCTGGTAATTTTACATGGGGTCCTTGCGAAGAATTAACAATTGTTCCTAGTGAGAATCGTCTTGTCGAAACATTCGGTAAACCAAACGATACAAATTTCCAGTATTTTTTCACAGCATCAAATTTTCTATCATACGGTAGTGATTTGCGTGTAGTTCGTGCAGCAAATACAGGAACTCTGAATGCGACCACTTCAGGTGTAGGCATTCAAGTTAAAAATAAATTGGATTATTCTCAAAACCATTCAACCGGTTCTGGTAATGATGATTTCATTGCTAAGTATCCTGGAAGTTTTGGTAATTCATTGGGCGTTTCTATCTGTGATAGTAACACCTTCACATCTTGGACATACGCATCTAATTTTGATTCCGCACCAGCAACATCTGAATATGCATCTTCTAAAACATCTTCTAATGATGAATTGCATATTGTTGTTTTTGACAATACTGGAGAAATTACAGGCATTAAGGGAACTATTGTTGAAAAATTTGCATATGTTTCTAAAGCATCCGATGCAAAAAATTCTGACGGTTCAACAAACTACTATAAAGATGTTATCAATAATCGTTCCAAGTATATTTGGTGGGGTAAACACAACTCTGATGGTACAAATTGGGGAACATCTGCAACAGTAACATCAAGTTTTGATTTGATGACTGCCGCAGACACATTTAATTTAACTGGTGGTGCAGATGTTACACTATCAAATGGTGATCTGCAACGAGCATTTGATTTGTTTGAGAATCCAGATTCTGTTGATGTGTCATTGTTAATGACTGGACCAGTAACAAGTAATGTTATTCCTAACTATGTTGTTTCTATGGCAGAATCACGTAAAGATACTGTTGTCTTTATCTCACCACAAATGAGTGATGTTGTCGATAGTGTCGGTTCAGAAGCTGTAAACATTGTCAACTTCCGAAATACACTAACATCATCTTCATATGCTGTTATGGACAGCGGTTACAAATATCAATATGATAAGTATAATGACACATACCGTTGGGTACCATTGAATGGTGATATTGCAGGACTGTGCGTTCGTACAGATTCTCAACGCGATCCATGGTTCTCACCAGCAGGCATAAATCGTGGTGTTATTAAGAATGTTGTTAGACTATCTTGGAATCCCACTAAAGTGGAAAGAGATGAACTATATAAGAATGGTGTTAACCCTGTTGTTACATTCCCAGGTGAAGGTACTGTTCTCTATGGAGATAAAACGCTATTGAGTCGCCCAAGTGCTTTCGATAGAATTAACGTTCGCAGATTGTTTATTGTTCTGGAAAAGGCAATTGCTAAAGCTTCACGTAGTTCATTGTTTGAATTTAATGATGAATTCACACGCGCAGCATTTGTAAACTTAGTTGAACCTTTCCTACGTGATGTACAAGGTCGCCGTGGTATCTATGACTTCAAAGTTGTTTGTGATACAACAAATAACACACCTGAAGTTATTGATCGTAACGAATTTGTCGGTGACATTTATGTTAAGCCTGCACGTTCCATCAACTACATTCAACTTAACTTTGTTGCTGTTCGCACAGGTGTTTCGTTTGAAGAAGTAGTTGGACAGTTTTAATAAATAAGAGAGATAGGAGAAACTTAAATGGCATTTAATGTAAACGAATTCCGCTCTCAGATGGTTGGAGACGGTGCTCGCCCAAACTTATTCGAGATTAGTATGCCATTTCCTGGATTTGCATTGCCAGGAAATGCACAACAAAAACTAACCTTTATGTGTAAGACTGCACAACTTCCAGGATCAACTGTGAACACTGTACCCGTACAGTATTTCGGTCGTGAATTGAAGTTTGCTGGTAACCGAACATTCCAAGATTGGACAATCTCAGTCATCAATGATGAAGATTTTTCCATTCGTAACGCATTCGAGCGTTGGATGAACGGTATGAATACACATGCAACCAACGTTCGTAATCCTGCTGCTGCATCTCCTGCTGGTTATACGCAAGATGCTACAGTTACTCAATTTGGTAAGGGTGGAAATATTTTAAAACAATATAAATTTATTGGTGTATTTCCTACAGACTTGTCACCAATCGACGTTGATTGGGGTTCAAACGACACCATTGAAGAGTTTACTGTAACTCTGTCATATCAATGGTGGACGTCCGATCAGGATAATATTTCATAATAAAATTGTGGATATCTATAGTATCTACACACTCACAAACATTATAACCGGCAAAAAATATGTCGGTTATACTGGTAATATTCACACTAGATTGAAACGACATAAATCTAGTGTGAATAGTGGTGTTAAAACTAAACTGTATGATGCTATACGTTCGTATGGATGGAACAACTTCACCTTTGAAGTGGTTTACCGATCAAATGATAAAATGCATACACTTAAAATTATGGAAAATTATTACATCAACAAATTTAATTCTTACAACAATGGTTATAATATGACTCTGGGTGGTGAAGGTGCATTAGGTAAAGAATCTTGGTGTAAAGGTAAAAATCCCAAACAATTGCTATGGACAGAAGAAAGAAAAAAATCTCATTCTCAGAAATTAAAAACAATTTGGTGTGTGGAAAAAAGAAAGAATCTATCCGAAAAATGGACAGATGAAATGAAGAAAAAACAGAGTTATAACTCTGTTTCCAAATGGAATGAGAAAATAGAAAAAGGTTATAAAGTTGTTTCGAATAATACATACCTGGTGTGTCCACATTGTGGAAAATCCAATAATATCGGAAACTCTAAAAGATGGCATTTTGATAATTGTAAAAAGAGGAAAAATATTTAAATGGTAAAATTATTCGGATTCACATTAGGACAAAAAGACATCGTTAAGGTTGAAAAACCGGAACAGTCTTCTTTTGCCCTGCCCACCGCAGCATCGGATGACGGTGCGGTAACTATTACGCAAAACGCACACTATGGTACATATGTCGATCTTGAAGGTGCGGTTCGCAACGAATTAGAACTCATTACACGATACAGAGAGATGTCAAATCATCCTGAACTGGATCAAGCCATTACAGAAATCGTGGATGAAGCGATTACACATGATGAAACAGGTGAGGTTTGTAATATTGTTTTAGACAAACTGAAACAACCAGAATCAATCAAAAAGAAAATTACAGAAGAGTTTAACAATGTATTGAACATGATGAACTTTTCGAACCTGTCGGATGATATTTTCCGTCGTTGGTATATTGATGGTCGTATATACTACCATGTTATTGTAAATGAAAAGAATCCAAAAGAAGGCATTCAAGAATTGCGTTATATTGATCCACGAAAGATCAGAAAAATCCGTGAGGTCAAAAAGGGTCGTGATTCAAGAACTAATGCAGAAATTCTACAATCAATTGCAGAATATTATGTTTACAATGAACGCCCATCTATGGCGTCGAATTATACCGCAGGGACAAATGCCGGTCTACGCATTTCTCCAGAATCTGTTATCAATGTTAATTCCGGGTTGATGGATGCGAAGAACACATTCGTAATATCATATCTGCATAAAGCAATTAAACCATTGAATCAATTGCGTATGGTCGAAGATGCTATTGTCATCTATCGTCTGTCACGCGCACCAGAACGCCGCATTTTCTACATTGACGTTGGTAATCTACCAAAAGGTAAAGCAGAACAATATCTGCGCGATGTTATGGTTAAGTACCGTAACAAAATGGTTTACGATGCAAACACAGGTGAACTGCGAGATGATCGTAAACATATGTCAATGTTGGAGGATTTCTGGTTGCCTCGTCGTGAAGGTGGTAAAGGTACAGAAATCACAACACTACCAGCAGGTCAAAACTTAGGTGAACTTGCTGATGTTCAGTATTTCCAAAAGAAATTGTATCAGTCTCTGAATGTTCCATATTCCCGTTTGGATCCACAGAATGCTGGTGGTGGCATGGTTGGTCTAGGTAGAACGACTGAAGTAACGCGAGATGAACTGAAATTCAACAAGTTTATCCAGAAACTACGTAATAAATTTACACAGATATTTGATTCCGCATTGCGTACACAACTTTCTTTAAAGGGTGTTTGTACAACTGAAGAGTGGGATGAATTCAAAGAAAGCATTTACTACGAATTTAAGAAAGACAATAATTTTGTAGAACTGCGTGATGCAGAACTTCTACAGAACAGATTGCAAATGGTTACAATGATTGACCCATTTGTAGGACGTTATTTCTCACAACAATGGGTCAAGAAAAACATTCTTCATATGACCGATGAAGAAATCGAAAAGATGCAGGAAGAAATTGAATCTGAACCACCTCCAGTAGCAGAAGGTCAAGAAGAACAACCAGAACAACCATCGGCGGAAGAATTTCACCCACAAGATAACACATTCGAGAAAGACGGATCAGAATCTGAAACTCCCGAATTGGACAGATTAGTAGATCGTTATTCAAGAGTTATAAATAAACAATAATAGGAGATTATTATGGACGGAGTTCGTAACTTTATTAATCAAGTTGCTCAAGGTGACAACATTGGTGCAAAAGAAACTTTAGACAATTTGTTGTCTGCCCGTGCTTTTGAATCACTAGAAGCAAAGAAACAAGAACTGGGATCAACACTTTTTAATGGTGTACAAGAGACTGAAACCCAAGAAACAGAATGAAATCTATGAAGTCGTTACAAGATTTTAAATCAATTATTATAGAAGAAGAAAAACAGGACTATACCAAGTTCGATACATTAGTTCGAGCTGGTCTAGCTAACAAATCTCAAATTCAACGTCTGCATAAGATATTGGATAAGATGGGTGAGGAACGTCCTGTTTTCAGTCCTCAAGATCGTCAGATCATGCAAGGTCTTTTCAATAAGATGGTCGAATTAATCACAGGTAATAAACAAATCTTTCAACAGACTCGTCGTGCAGTTAATGAGGAAGAAGACCTTGAAGAAGGTGTAGTTGCGACTTCAGATTACAAAATTAGTAAGACCGGTAGAAAGTATAGAGCACATCGTATACACTTTGGTACAGGCGAAGATTCAAAAACCACTGAAGATGATGAAGATCAATTCAATAAAATTGGTCAAGTAAAGGAATCTGTAACTGATATTCCATTAAAAAGTGATCCTCCATTTACTCTAGTGTTGAAAAGAAAAGCAATTCGTTTGTATCCTAATGATACCAAGATTGCACTATACTACAGTGATAGATTGAAGACTTATTTCAGCGTACCTTATTCCAATATTGAAGGTCAAGTTCAAGGTCCTATCATGGCAAGAGAACAAACTGAATCTTCATTATCCGAACAAATTAAAGAAGGTATTATTTACCATAAGAATGGTACTCAATCTGAAATAAATGAACAAACAGGTGATTTGTTAATTAATGTATACAATTCACTAAATGAAAATAATAAACAGAAATTTGAAAGTCTTATTGTTTCAAATATAAATGGTTTACATAAAGCTATTGAGTTTTGCACAAAATGAATTTAATAGAACTAATCGCAAAAAATAAACTTATTGAAGTAAGAGATATTCTATTTGAACGTCTGAATAAGATTGCAGACAATGAATTATCAAAATTCAAAGTTGTAACTGCCAACAATATGTTCGAAGAAGTTGAAGAGTTGGATGAGGCGAAATCGACTAACAGAATTAAACAGGGAAGAATTATCAAAATTCGTAGACGCATCAGAAGAAATTCAAAAGGTAGGATTATTCTGCAACGAAATGTTCGTAAGTCTGCCATCAAAGGTTATCGAGCATCTGGTAGTTCAGTAAAAAGAATTTCAGCACTACAGAGAATTAATAAGTCTAGAAAACTTAAAAGATATTGGAAATCAAAAGGTCGTGCAAAATTAGGACGCACTCTGTTAAAAAGAAAGATGTCCAACATTCGCCGCAAATCAATGGGAATACGATAAATGGCATACGAAATTGTAAACACAAGAAAGGGTTCATCAACCATTAGAGTTGTTGGACCAGGTACTGTTACTGCCACTCTGAGTAGTTTGTCTACGAACACACAACTTGAAGTTGTCAATAGTGCAAATATCAAACGAATCATTTGGTCAACTGCACCAACAGGCAATGTAAATATTGCTAGAGGTGCAACACCAAATACTATTTTTGATCTTTATGGTTCAGGAGAAATTCGTTTGGATGAATGGGGCGCACCAGGTTCCAACGGCGCAACAGGCAATATTGTCATTACTGTTGCAGTTGGTGGCACCTGCATTATTGATGTAACAAAAGATGTAACATACACAACTAATTTGGATATATTCTAATGAAACTTATCACAGAAACAATCGAGAGTGTTAAGTATCTAACTGAAGCCTCTGAAAACGGAAAAAAATGTTTATACATTGAAGGTCCTTTCCTTGTTGCAGAACAAGGCAATAGAAATCGTAGAATGTATAGACTGAACACTCTCAAAAGAGAGGTAGATAGATACAATGAGGAATTCATTAAAACTAAGCGTGCTCTCGGTGAACTTGGACATCCTGATACACCAACCATCAATTTGGAACGAGTGTCACACTTAATTACTGAATTGCGTCAAGAAGGCAATACCTTTATTGGTAAGGCAAAGATTCTTGATACACCGTACGGTCAAATCGTTAAGAACTTTATTGATAATGGTGTAAATCTTGGAGTATCTTCAAGAGGTATGGGTTCATTAGTACCTGGGGACAATGGTCTAAATATTGTTCAGGACGATTTTCGTTTAGCAACAGCCGCTGACATTGTTGCTGATCCATCCGCACCTGGTGCTTTTGTTAATGGCATCATGGAAGGAAAAGAATGGCTATTTGTCGAGGGTCGATTCGTAGAGGTCGATATAGATAATGCAAAACGACAAATCAAGAAGGCCTCAAGCAAACAACTAGAAGAGGTTGCATATAAACTCTTCGAGAATTTTATTTCGAAACTTTAAATATTATAAATATATAAATCAATAAGGAGATTCCTAATGGCACAAAACAAATTATTTGAGGCTGCTGCTGATATCCTTGCTAATACAAAAGGCAAGAATGCAGAACCTATGCATAAAGTAGACGGTGAGGTTGTTGACCTTGGTGGACCTACACCTCAAGACTCTAAACCCGATGATGATTCCAACAAGATTGATGCAACTAAGGCAGCTAAGAGTGCAACTGCACCTACAACTAAGCAATCTGATGCATCCTCTAAAGTTGTCGATTCACTGAAGAAAGAAGAAACTGAATTTGAAGTTCAAAACTTTGTGACTGAAGATATTGATGCGATGTTTGCTGATGACAGTACCATCTCTGAAGAATTCAAGTCTAAAGTATCCACGATTTTTGAAGCTCGCATCAACGACAGAATCAATCAAATTACTGAAGAACAGGAAGCACGATATGCTTCCATGTTGGAAGAAGCTGTTGAAGAAATTCAAGAAAGTTTAACCGAAAAGGTTAATGACTATCTGACATATGTTGTTGAACAATGGATTGCAGAGAACGAAATTGCTATCGAATCTGGTCTGCGCTCCGAACTAACTGAAGATTTCATTGCAGGTCTGCGTAACCTGTTTGCAGAACATTATATTGATGTTCCCGATGAAAAGGTTGAACTAGTTGAAGAGCTAGTATCAAAGGTTGAAGAACTAGAAAACAACCTGAATGAAGAAATCAATTACGGAATCGAACTGAGTAAAGCACTTGTTGAATCCGTAAAAGCAGAAATTACCCATGAAGTTACCGAAGGTCTAACAGCAACCCAAGTTGAAAAAATCAAATCACTTGCAGAGAGTGTAGAGTTTTCCACAGAGGAAGAATACAAGGCGAAGCTGGAAACCATTCGTGAAAACTATTTTCCTTCTGATGTCAAAAAGGCAACTCAAGAACAACTTCATGAACAGGTAGTAGATGGCTCTGAAGACAAGAAACCATCTGGTTATCTAGATCCATTCGTTGCAGCAACGATGGCAGCCATTTCTAAAACGAATAAATAAACCAAACCCTATCTAGGAGAAAAACGATATGTATCTTTCAGAAGAACTACAAAACAAATGGAAACCAGTTCTGGAACATTCCGAACTGCCAGCAATTAGTGATCCTTACAAGCGCGCAGTAACTGCACTTGTTCTGGAAAACCAACAACAAGCAATGATGAAGGAAGCAGGCATTCTGACTGAAGCTTCACCAACTAACAGTGCAGGTACAGGTGGTTTCTCATCTGGTGCAACTGCAACTGGTCCTGTTGCCGGTTTCGATCCAATCCTGATCTCTCTGGTTCGCCGTTCATTGCCTAACCTGATCGCTTATGACGTTGCAGGTGTTCAACCAATGACTGGTCCTACTGGTCTGATTTTTGCAATGCGTTCTACTTATGGTACGACTCGCACTGCTGCTCAAGAAGCATTCTATAACGAAGCTAACACTCTGCACTCTGGTAACACCGCTGCATACCCAACTCAAGCAGACATTTCATTGAATGCAAACACCGATTCGTCTGGTGCTGTATTCGCTACAATGAACACTGGTGGTTCTATGGCAACTTCTGTTGCAGAAGGTCTGACACCTCAAGAGATGGGATTCTCTATCGAGAAGGTTAGCGTAACTGCTGGTACCCGTGCTCTGAAAGCAGAATACTCGATGGAACTGGCACAAGACCTGAAAGCAGTTCATGGTCTAGATGCTGAAACAGAATTGTCTAACATTCTGTCCGCTGAAATTCTTGCTGAAATCAACCGTGAAGTTCTGCGTACTATCTACGCTACTGCTAAAGTTGGTTGCCAAACCGGTACTACTACTAAAGGTACTTTTGACCTTGACACCGACTCTAACGGTCGTTGGATGGTTGAAAAAGTTAAGGGTCTTGCTTTCCAACTGGAACGCGAAGCTAACCAAATCGCTAAGCAAACTCGTCGCGGTAAGGGTAATATTATAATCTGTTCGTCAGACGTTGCATCTGCATTCGCAATGGCTGGTCTTCTGGATTATCAATCTGCTCTGCAATCCCAAGTTAATCTGACTGTTGATGATACTGGTAATACATTTGCTGGTACTATGTTCGGTCGTATTAAGGTTTACATCGATCCATATTTCCCAACTGGTGCTAACTCTGAGTTTGCAGTTGTTGGTTATAAGGGTACGAATGCTTATGACGCTGGTCTGTTCTACTGCCCATACGTTCCTCTGCAAATGGTTCGTGCAGTTGATACCAATACTTTCCAACCTAAGATTGGTTTCAAGACTCGTTACGGTATGGTTGCAAACCCATTCGCACAAGGTACAACTCAAGGTTCTGGTGCTCTAACCGCTGTGTCTAATATGTACTACCGCGCTCTAAAAATCGCAAACATTATGTAAGAAGCTCCCGCAGAGGAGTAGTTCAAGAGGGAACTTCGGTTCCCTCTTTTTTTGTTTACACACAACCGAAAATACTATATAATGTATAGAATTGAAAATAGGAACACATTTATGCATATACCAAAATGCCCATGCGGCAATAATTGCCATGTAAACAAATCGGACAAGAGAAAAGGATTCACAAAATATTGTTCAGATGAATGTTCGAAAAAATATCGATCAATGAACAAACAATATAATGTATTAATGTCCGATTATAGTTGGTTATATGAACAAAGAATAATTCTTAAAAAATCTAAGGATACTATTGCGGGACAACTAGGATGTTCACATACAGTTGTCAATAAATGGTTGAAATATCACAATATACCGAATGTTCGATATAATGAATCCAATACAGAAACATTATTATTATTGAGAGATTATGATTATATGTATCAAGAACATAAGGTGTCACATAAATCATGTGAGGATATTGCCAATGATCTCGGTATCACAAAATCTACAGTGTCGGTTTGGTTAAACAAACATAATATAACGACTAATGATTCTAACAGTTATCCGAGAAATAATTATTCTTCAGGCGAAGAGAAGGAACTTTTAAATTTCTTAGAGGAGATTTATAAAGGTAAAATAGAAACAAATGTTCGTAATATTTGTAAAGGTGGATTAGAAATTGATATCTATTTACCAGAGATAAATCTAGCCTTCGAATATAATGGTGTTTATTCACATCTATATCGTCCAGAAGAAAATAGTTTTTCATCGATAAAGGGACCAAAATACCATTTACAGAAAACTCAAGACTGTCTCGATAAGGGAATACAGTTAATACACATTTTTTCCTCGTCATGGAATGAGAAAAAGGATTTATGGAAAAACTTCATTAAGAATAAATTGAGAATATATGATCACAGAATTTATGCGAGAAATTGCTCAATCAAAGAAGTTTCGGTGTACGATAAAAATATATTTCTCGACGAAAATCATTTACAAGGTAAAGATAAATCTTTGTTGAAATATGGTTTATATCATAATGATACACTTGTTGCGTTAATGACTTTCACTAAAGCAAGATTTACTAAAAAGATTGACTGGGAACTATCACGATTTGCGGTAAAGGGCGGTCATTCAGTAATTGGAGGATTCACCAAATTACTCAATCATATGACGAAAAATAATATTGGTACCATAGTGTCGTATGCAGATAGAACTTATTCAAATGGAAATGTTTACAGTAAAAATGGTTTCGAATTAGTAAAGATCAATAAACCTAGTTACTATTACAAACATAAAAATTCAAACATTCTAATCAATCGAATGAATTTGACAAAGAAACAATTACTGAAAAAACTGAATATGCCACACCTCACTGAAGAAAATCTAGCTAGAGAATTGGGTTATTCTAAGATATTCGATTGTGGCACACTCACATTTATATTGAGATAAATATAATCATGACTATTCTTACCAGAAACCCAACTAATCCAAACTTTCTACATCCGAACAAGTATACTCTGACGTTCGCAAGATTACCGAGTGTTCAGTTCTTTTGTCAGGGTGTTTCTATTCCAGGTATCTCATTAGGTGAGGTGCCAAGAAATAATCCATTCGTTGATCTGTATTCACCAGGTGAAAAGGCAATATATGACCAGATGAACATTACATTCTATGTTGATGAAGAATTGATCGCATGGAAAGAAGTTCACGATTGGATTCGTGGTATGACTTTCCCAGAAAGTTACCGCGAGTATGCAACACTAGGACAGAATGCAAAGAACCGTCAGATATCGGTACGTGACGGCTTTGAACAATTTTCGGATGCATCCCTAACACTATATTCGTCATCTAATAAACCTTTACATAGATTTAAATTCTATGATTGTTTTCCGGTAACACTTTCATCCTTTGTTGTGAACTCGCAAGATTCACCAGAAACAATCATTACTGCCGATACATCCATCAGATTTGCCTATTACGATATTGAAAAATTATTCTAACTGTGTTATACTCCAATAAGGAGGACTTTTATTATGAATAAATTAGAAGAATTGTTAGAAATGTGGCGGCAAGATGCTGACATTGACAGAACCGAACCAGGTAAAGCATTACTTGATATTCCCAAATTACATAGTAAATATTTGAATATATTGTCTCGACATAGACTTCTTTCTAAAGAGGCAGAATTCAAATATAACAAGATGAAGAAGATTAAATGGGAATATTATAGTGGCAAAATGGATTCTGATACATTAAAAAAGTATGGTTGGGAACCATTCCAATTTGTACTAAAATCTGACATAACTACATATCTTGATAGTGATGACGATTTAAATAAATATCTTGCAAATAAAGCAATGCATGAAGAAATTATTGATGTATGTCAATCCATTATGAAAGAATTAAATTCTAGGACTTATCAATTACGGTCAATGATTGACTGGGAAAAGTTTATTCAAGGTATATGAACGATTTATTAATTACAAAAGTCGATGAGGCTTTCATTCATATAGATTGTGAAAGATCAATCGCACAGGAATTATCTGCGTTCTTTTCGTTCAGAGTTCCTGGATATCAATTCGTCCCTGCATATAAGAATAAAATCTGGGACGGATTTATAAGATTATACAATCTTCAAAATAATACAATATATCGTGGTCTATTACCTTACATTGAAAAGTTCTGTGAGGAAAGACA